TGCCTTATGGCAACACCAGCCCTAGCCGGTGTCAGCACAAAATGCCTTCCCGCATCGGTCAAGGCAAAGCTGGCTCACATCGAGCGCAATTACGGCAAGGTGACGGTTATCTCTGCCTATCGCAAAAACGCACGGATTGCAGGGACAGGGAAGCGTTCGAAACACGCCCACTGCGGTGCGGCAGATTTCCACGTTCACGGCAACAAGCAGGCGGCTATTCGCTGGCTTTGGAAGCAACGCGGGGAGGTGATCCTGTATCGCGGCCACTTCCATCACATTCACATTGCAGAAGGCAATTGGAAGGGGTCCAAGCGGTGAATCACACGCTGTTCCTTCCATTCCCAAGCAAGAACCTAAGCCCGAACGCAAGGCTACATTGGGCAAAACTGGCTGCGGCAAAGAAAGCCTATCGGAACACGTGCGGATGGTTGGCTATGGCTAGTGGACTTGGCCATATCGACGCGGACACCGTTGACGTGAAGGTGACGTTCTTCCCGCCAGACAAGCGCCGCCGCGATCTGGACAACATGCTGGCAAGCCTCAAGAGCGGCTTGGACGGCGTTTCCGATGTGGTTGGGATAGACGACAGCAAATGGACGCTAAGCGTTTCCAAGGCCGCGACAATCGAGCGGAACGGCATGGTGAAATTGGAACTCAACTGGATTGAACGGGAGGCAAAAGCAGCATGAGCGAAGCAATCGCATGGCTAGAGACGGTCGTAAGCGCCGAGACGGCATCCGACATAGTTCTGCACCGGAAAGCAAAGAAATGCCCGCTGACGGCCCGTGCTGCCAAGATAATCGCATCTGAACTGTCAAAGGTTCCAAGCGACTTGCGTGAACAGGCCATAGACCACTGGCTCAACATGGGCTGGCAAGGCTTCAAAGCCGAATGGGCAATGCGAGCTATCTCACAGGCAACTTCACGGCGCGGCATTGTCGGCGCTGCAATCAACATGGTGACGAGCGATGGACAAGGAAACAATCGGGGCTTTGGCCATTTTGTCCAAGGTCAAATTGGAGCGCCATCATGGAAACAATGATTATTTCTCTTGAAGATGCTCAATCTGCGTTTACGCTTGATAACGATACAGGCCAAATATTTTGGCGGGAACGTGACAATAAATCATTTAATTCGCGGTTTGCCGGTAAAGAAGCTGGGACCGTTACGGTAGCTGGTTATAGGAGCGTTTGTCTTAGGAAAAGGCTCTGGTTTGTTCATAGAGTGGTTTGGCTGCTCCATTACGGTGAAAATCCCAATGGAGAAATAGACCATATTGATGGAAATAAACTAAACAACAGAATACAAAATCTGCGATGCGTCACACATGCGCAGAATATGAAAAATCTGCGGATTAATAGCGCAAATAAGACCGGCGTTGCTGGTGTATGTTTTGACAATAGCAGGGCTTTGTGGCTCGCCTCAATCAGAGTTGGTGGAAAGCATAAGAATTTAGGTCGATTTGCCACAATGGCAGATGCGGCGGAGGCGCGGGCAAAGGCTGAAGAAAAGATGGGCTTCCACCAAAATCATGGGAAGGCCATGGGCAATGGATAAAAACACGCTCGGCGCTCTGGCAGTGATGTTTAATGCGTTTCCGCAATCGCAAAACACTGATGCTGATGTGCTGATGATGGCTTGCAAGATCGCATTGGAGGGGCTTCGGGATGACGCAATCGTCATGGCTTGCAGCCGGTTCATGAGAGGGCAGGTTCCGTCTCATGACCCGCGTTATGCGCCTTCCGTCGCTCAATTGGCACTGGAAGCCACGGCACGTCACGAGCATCTAGAGCGCGTTGATAAGGCTGGCGCTGCACCAAAGATCGAACACAAGCCCGCACCTGTCGGCAATCTCGTTTCACGGCAGAAAATGCAGGCGCTTGCAGATTGGGCAGCAGGCAAAATCACGGCAGACGAATTAGAAGAAATCTCCAAACAGGCAGGAGCGCAATAATGCTTCAAGCAATCACCTACACAAACGGCGCGGACGTAATCGCAGCGGCGAAAGACATGCGCAAGCGGCTCTGGAAAAAGACCGGCATCGTTGATCCGTTCATGATGACCGCCAAACAGAAGGCAGACCGTGAAGCGCAGATCGAGCGCGACCGGAAAGCCGCCGAAGTCCTGCACCGTCAACGGTTCCTGGATGAAAAGGCAAAAGCCGAAATCGAAGCGTTGCGCATTGCCGAAATGGCGCATCCGATAACACCGCGCAAGGCAAATGCATTTCAAGGAACGCCGAAGTCTCGGCTTATTGAAATGTGCGAAAAGTCCGGTGTGGACTATTACGATATAATTGGCCCTTCAAGGCGGGAAGTTTTCACGGAAGTCCGTCACCGGCTTGTCGGCGCGATGTATTTGGAAATGACCAAAGGCGGCAAAGAATTTTCATTGCATCAAATGGGGAAGTTGTTTTCCAGAGATCATTCGACTATAATCAACTCGTTGAAAAGATGTGGTATTTTGCCAAATGCGCGACCTCTCAAGGGCAGAAAAACGAAGCTGCCGAAATCAGGCTTTACGGGGATTATAGCCATGCCGAACGGGAAGCATCGTGCGGAAATCCACCACGGCGGGTTAAAGTATGCAGCGGGAACATATGACACGATTGAACGAGCTATTGAGGCGCGGGATATTTTGAAAAAGTCGATTGATGCAAAATCGCCGCTGTCGGTTTGGGAAGTTTACCGTTTGATGTGGGTGCAGAAATGAAAATCTCACAAGAGGAAATCGACGCGGCACTGCTCGGATATTACACTGAGGACAATAACTATAATTCAGCATTCAAGGCCGATATGCGCCGCGCCCTCGAGGCCGCTTACACCGTCCGCGAACAGCGCAAAGCCGCCAAGCGCGAACGCCAGCGCAAGGAACGTGAGGACGCATTAGATAAAAAGATACGTGAAGGCGCAGTCTTTGGAAGGGGTTCTGTCGAAACTTGGGCGCAGGCGCGGGTAGAGGTTTTCCCGCCAGACACTCCCGAAGCCAAGGAAAAGGACAAGCAGGTGGTGGAGAGTGTGAAGCCAACAAGCCTATTCGCTGGGATGTTCGGCCAAGGCGACGAGAAAGCATTCAACGCCGCTGCATGGGGAAACCTTGAAGCCTTGGCCGGTATTTCCTCTGCGGTTCAAAGCCAAAAGGAACGTACCCCCTCCAAAGCCCCTGAATGGGATGGAACGTTTACAGCCGGTGATTACGAGGCAGCTAACGGCAAGCGCGTCACAATCAAAACAGGGCAGATGATTGATTTCTATGGTGCGCACTTGCGCGGGTTTTCCGATGAACTTCAGGACGGTTATCATTGGTTTACAGACGGAAAGTCTGACATGGCCCTAAGGGGCTGGGACCTCATCCGCCCTTGGCCCAAACCCACAGAAGGCGAACGCTTATGACGTATTCCAATCATGCGCATTTTATCACGTCAAACTGTCTTGGCGTTAAGGACATGGCAATCCGCCAAGCAATCAATTTGGTTTGGCATCAAAATTGGTATTCCAGAAACTGCAAAATTGGTCGAGTGACCATGAAGCCCAAGGCGTAAAGCGATGAAATGGCCATTCCGCAAAAAGCAAACCATATCACAAGAGCCAGCATGGGCAGCACATTATGATGATCGGGAGCGTTTTTACCCAGACCATATGGATTATGCGCTGATGCACACTATCAGTACGGCAACGCGGATTGCCTCGGTCATACCGATAAACTACGCGCTCCGCCGTTGTCAGATCGGCAAAATCCACATCAAACCGCAGGCGTAAAGCGTGACAGCGTATCTCATAGACGTGTTCAACCCCACAGGCACGAGGCTAAGGACCATCATGGCAAAGCGCGGACGCAAAAGACACAACGTAGAGCGTGAACCAAACGGGCGGGCCTTGCGCACCATTCCAGAGCCTGCCGACAGCGTGGCAATAGAAGCCCGTGCAAAGGTTCTAACTGCACATTGGGGAATATCTGCGAAGGATGCAAAAGAAGCCGCCAAGCAGCCACTGACCAGCACATTCATCGGGCTTCTCTATTACACCAAGAAAATCAGCAAGGTTCAATATGAGGCAAGCCAATCATTCCTGGCGCTCTTGAACAAGGAACGGAAACGCACATCAAGCGCATTGGCTCATTACGAAGCTGCGGAAGGTTCCGGTCCAATGCTTTCACAAGACGACATAGACGCCAGAAACCGCGCAACAGCAGCCAAATACCAAGCACTGCAAAAGGCCATCCAAGACGCACAGAACTATCAGCGAGGCAATCTTTGGGCAGCAATCCAGTATTGCGTGGTTGACAATAACGGTTTTGAACACATGATCGGGGATTTGCGGCTGGCATTGAATGCGGTTGATCAGTTTTTCAACGGGGTACGGGCAAGGAGGGCAGCGTGAATTATTCCATATGCAGCCGAAAGAAAATCAAAGCCTCGCGGCCCAAATTGAAGCCGTTCGGCATCACGTACATCATGGACTTGAACCGCAAGGTCGATCTGATGTTGTCAATGACTTATGAGGAGGCTTTAGCGCATTTTACGGCGACGGGAATGGAACCTGTTTGCGGTAACTGTTTACCTCTTGACACAGAAGCCAAATCAGCCCTAATTACCGACATGACTGATTAAGGTCGAAGAATTTCGCCCTAACCGTCCTCCCCAAATCACAAATTCCATAATGGTATGGATAGCATCCTGCGGGATGCGCTTTCAAAGGACCATGAACATGGCTGAACCAAGCACTGAAATTGAATACCGCATCCGTGAAGTCACCCGTTATGTGGTGACTAAATGGCATAGTGAGACTGGCCCGAACGGTGACAGCGGCGGGGTTGAAACAATTGGCGAGTATGGTAACAGCGCTGTGGCTTATGAGGTTGCATACGCGCTTTGCAAGATTGAGCATGGTAAACTAGGCTACGCGCTCGATGACCCCCGCGTCACATACCCAAAAATTGAATATATGACTCCTGCGGATTTGGTTCCTGATGTTTGAATACGCAATCTCATGCGGTGAGGGAACACTGCTGGATTATGGCATTGGAGACGAATACCGCATAAAATCAGTGTGCGGGCTTAACGCATATATTGAGTATGATGATTGTATCATATTCGACTTCAACGATTTGCCAGAAGGTGAAACGTTCATGTTCAGCCCCGCTTCTCCTGACTGCCTCACAGGCAAATAACCAATACGGAGTCCGCAAATGCGACTAACGACAAGACAACGCCTCGCCATTAAGGTGGGCCTGCGTCTCCGCAATATAGGTCAAACACTTTTGCAGTATGGCATAAGCTCGAAGATATCGTTGTCATCAACGGTTCCGACGAGACGTGCACAACTCCCAAAATAACCAAACATAGCACCAACCGTAAGGAGTGCTGACAAGATGGCTAACCTCACTCCTAAGCAGGAGGCATTCGCCCTTGCCTATGTCGAGACAGGTAACGCCAGCGAAGCCTACAGACGCTCATATGACGCGGAGAACATGAAGCCCGAAAGCATTTGGGTTGAAGCCTGCCGCACTCTTGGTGACCCTAACGTTGGCCTAAGGGTGTCAGAACTGCAAACAGCAGCCCGTGAACGCACACTTGTGACAGTGGAAAGCATCACAAGGGAACTGGAACAGCTTCGCCTAGATGCCCACGCTTCCGAACAATACGCACCGGCAATCACCGCTGTTATGGGCAAGGCAAAGGTAAACGGCTTGCTCATAGACAAGCAATTGCAGCAGGGCGACCCAAACAACCCAATTCAGCACGTTCACAAAATAGAGCGGTCGATCATTCGTGCGAACCCTACAAATCCCAACGGCTGAAGTGTTTGAGCCTTTACTGGCTCCTGCACGATACAAAGGCGCATGGGGTGGTCGAGGTTCAGGCAAGTCACATTTCTTCGGCGGGTTGTTGATCGAGGACAGTCTAGCTGAACGCGGGCTTTTATCAGTCTGCATTCGTGAAGTGCAAAAGACCCTCAAGGATTCATCTAAACGCCTGTTGGAAGCAAAGCTAAAGGATTTCCGGCTTGGTGAGGCTGACGGCTTCAAGGTTTTTAACGAGGTTATTCAAACGCCAGGTGATGGCGCTATCATCTTTCAGGGTATGCAGGATCACACAGCGGAATCCATCAAGTCGTTGGAAGGGTTCAAACGGGCATGGTGGGAGGAAGCACAAGCGGCCTCTCTGCGCTCACTGAACCTGTTACGGCCAACCATTCGCGCCGAAGGTTCGGAACTGTGGTTTAGCTGGAATGCCCGGCTCAAGACCGATCCTGTTGATGTGATGCTTCGAGGCGCTGAACTGCCAACGGGTGCGACAGTCATTCAGGCCAATTGGCGCGACAATCCTTGGTTCAATGCAGAACTAGAACAAGAGCGTCTGGACTGCCTACGAATGCAGGCTGATCAATATGACCACATCTGGGAAGGTGGCTATCTGACTGTTGCGGCGGGTGCTTACTTCGCCCAATCGCTGGCAATGGCCAAGTCTGAAGGCAGAATAAGCCGTGTGGCTGCTGACCCGTTGATGACCATCCGGTTATTCTTCGACATTGGCGGCACTGGTGCAAAGGCTGATGCGGTTTCAATCTGGGCGGCACAGTTCATTGGGCGCGAAATCAGGGTGCTGGATTATTACGAGGCGGTAGGCCAACCGCTTGCAACGCACATCAACTGGCTACGCGGCAAAGGATACACGCCTGAACGGGCGCAAATCTGGTTGCCGCATGATGGATCCACACAAGACAAGGTATTCGACGTTTCATACGAAAGCGCACTGCGCAAAGCCGGTTACACGGTGACGGTTGTTCCCAATCAGGGCAAGGGCGCTGCTGCTGCTCGTATTGAGGCGGTCAGAAACATATTCCCGATGGTCTGGTTCAATGAATCGACCACGGAAGCCGGTCGCGCTGCGCTTGGCTGGTATCACGAGAAGAAAGACGACGCACGGAACATCGGCCTCGGTCCAGAGCATGATTGGGCCTCGCACGGTGCGGATAGTTTCGGGCTGATGGCGGTTACTTATGAAGAACCTCGCATCAAGAAAGAATCCCAACGGCCTCGCGCTGTTGCTGGTGGATGGATGGGTTGATCAATGGCTGACAAGAAACCGGCAGATGATGACGCCATTCTCAAGCAAGGCCGTGAACTGTTCACCAAATGCAAGGACGCGGAGAACGATAACCGCGAAATGGCATTGGAGGATATCAAATTCGCCAAGTTGGGCGAGCAATGGCCGGACAAGATTGTCGCTGATCGCACGAAGCAACAGCGTCCTTGCCTGACCATCAACAAAATGCCTGCATTCATTCGCCAGGTGGTGAACGACGCACGCCAGAACAAGCCGTCAATCAAGGTGCGCCCTGTTGACAGCAATGGTGATCCAGAGACTGCCGACATTATCAACGGGCTGATCAGAAACATCGAATACACGTCAAACGCTGATGTGGCTTACGATACGGCGATTGAATGTGCGGTAACGGGCGGCTTTGGCTATGTGCGCGTTGGGCTTGACTATGCCTATGACGACGCTTTCGAAATGGACCTGACAATCGAGCGGGTGATCAATCCGTTCTCGGTTTACGGTGATCCGAACTCAACAGCGGCTGATGGTTCCGATTGGGACGTTGCGTTTATTGTTGACCGGCTTCCGAAGGCTGACTTCAAGAGAAAGTACAAGGGCAAGGCTGAAACCGACTTTGATTCCGATGCTTGGAAAGATGCAGGCACGGACTGGATTGATGACGACACGGTAACGATTGCTGAATGGTGGCAGCGCAAGGAATACGAGCGCACCATCGTCAAACTGTCTGATGGCCGTGTGTTCGGTAAGGATGAACTCGAAAGCGACCCTGATTTGCAGTTGGCCTTGATGGCTGGTGCAATCCAGATCGAGGCAGAGCGCGTCACCAAGTCCTACAAGGTCACGCAGACAATCATGTCCGGTGTGGACATTCTGGAAAAGAACAATTGGAAGGGAAAATATATCCCGATCGTGCCGGTGTATGGCGATGAATTTGCGGTCGAGGGCAAGCGCTACTATCGCTCACTAATCAATCAGGCCAAAGACGCACAGCGGATGTTCAACTATTGGCGCACCACGTCCACGGAATTGGTGGCTCTTGCTCCCCGTGTTCCGTTCATTGGGCCTAAAGGTGCGTTTGATGATGACGACCGCTGGCAGACTGCCAACACGGCTTCGCATTCGTATCTCGAATACAGCGGGCCACAGGCTCCAATGCGTCAGCCTCTTGACGTTGGGCCTGCAGGTGGTGCGCTTCAGGAAGCCTTGAACGCTGCTGACGACATGAAGGCCATTATCGGCATGTATGACGCCTCTTTGGGCGCACGGTCGAATGAAACGTCCGGCAAGGCTATCATGGCTCGCCAGCGTGAAGGCGATGTGTCCACATTCCATTTCATCGACAACCTTTCCCGCGCCATTCGTGCGCTTGGTCGCATCCTGATTGATCTCATTCCGCACGTTTACGATGGCCCGCGCATTGTTCGGGTTATTGGTGAGGACGGCAAAGAAGACATAAAGCACGTCAATCAGGAAGCCGAAGCCAAGGACAAGAAAGGCCAGCCCATTGTCGACGAGAAGGGCAAAGCTGTCATGGCAATGCACGATCTGACTGCCGGTAAATATGATTTGACGGTTACAACCGGACCTTCATTCACCACACGGCGCGAAGAAGCTGCGGCACAGATGACGGAGATGATCCGTTCATTGCCTGCCTCGGCTCCTATCCTTGGCGCTTCACTGGCAAAGAATATGGACTGGCCTGGCGCTGATGAGATTGCGGAAAAGCTGGAAAAGCTGGACCCGACAAATCAGCCGCAGATACCGCCTGAAATGCAAGCCCAAATGGAACAGGGCAAGCAGATGATTGAGCAACTGACGCAAGAAAATGCGCAGTTGAAGCAGGATCAACAGGCCGACATGGCCAAACTTGCACAGCAGGAAAAGGCCGACATGGCCAAGATCGCTTCTCAAGAGCGTATTGCTATGGCCAAGATGCAGTCAGACGCCAGCATGAAACAGCGCGAGATGATGATTGCGGGCGATGCGCAAGAGGTTGAAGGCGAAGACGGTCAGATGGTTGTGAAAACCAAGGCCGAACTTGGCAATGAAGCCTTGATGCAGGGCCTACAGATGATCGCGCAATTGATCAACCAAGGCAATCAGGGTGTCATGGCGGCTATCACGGCTCCCAAGCAGGTAAGCGTTTCCAGAGACGCAACAGGCCGCATTGATGGCGCTGTTCAACAGACGGTGATGAACTAATGCCAGCTTCAACATTCACATTTTACCAAGACTTCAAAGAGCAACTTGGCAAGGGCAACCATAACCTTGCGGTCAATTCGATCAGGGTTGCTTTGACCAATGCCGCGCCAAATGTGGCGACACACGTGGCTTTGGCTGACATTACACAGCTTTCAACGGGCGGTGGATATACAGGCGGCGCTGGTGGCGGGTATGCGCTCGACAGCGTGACCTACACGGAAAGCGCAGGCACGGGAACATTCACAGCGGCTGATGAGGTTATCACGGCTTCGGGCGGTTCAATCGGGCCGTTTCAGTACGCGGTTTATTACAATGACACGACGGTTTCACCGGCTGATGCTTTGATCGGCTATGTCAATTACGGCTCGGCATTGACCTTGGCCGATACCGAAACTCTGACGCTAGACCACGGCGCGTCAATCTTCACGGTGGCTTGATGCCTCAATTCAAGGACCGCGTAAAAGACACGACGACAACGACAGGGACCGGCACGGTTACTTTGTCCGGCACGGCGCCGACAGGCTATCAGGCATTTGCCACGGCTTTTGCGACAGGCACAACGCGCATTCCTTACGTGATTACGGATGGCACGGATTGGGAAGTCGGATATGGAAAACTTGCGACCGGAACCACGCTTGAACGGGTTTTCGTGACGGCCTCAAGCAATGCAGGCGCGGCTGTGAATTTCAGCGCGGGGACAAAAGATGTGTGGTGTGATCTGCCTGCTTACTTTGCCAATGATCTGATTGATCGCGGACGGATTGAAACAATGCGCTTCGGCGCGACGACCTTGTGAGGCGATAAATGGCGATTGCAACAGCAAACACCGACCCGATTTATTCCAGAACATGGGATATTCAACTAGCCGGTGCCATTATCGGCACGTCTGCAAACACGGCAACGGATGGAACAGGCGCAAATACAACGCTGATTTTCACGGCGGATTCGACGGATGGCGGATATGTCAATTACGTCCGTCTCAAGCCTGTTTCAACAACGGCGGCAACGGTTGCCCGCCTTTGGTATTGTTCGGCAACGGGTGCATTCACGCCAGGAACGACAAACACGGCGGCAAACACAACGATGATCGCAGAGTTGTCTATTGCGGCTTGGACGGCTTCCAATACTGCGGCCAGCCCTGTTTATGATATTCCGGTAGGCTTTGGCCTTCCCGCATCGACAAAGTTGCTGATGACATTCGGTACATCAACTGGTGCGGCCACGACGGGCTTCAATCCCTTGGTTGTGGGTGGTAAATACTGATGTTTCCGAACTCGTCATTCCCCATGACAGGCACGGCAAATATCCAGATATTCAATGCCGTTCAAAATGCGACGACGACGAACAGTTGGCAGACATGGCAAAAGCCAAACGGCTGCACATGGGTTAACTTCTACATGATCGCGGCGGGCGGTGGTGGCGGCAAAGGTGCTGGCGGTGCGGCAACGGTAGCATCGGGCGGCGGCGGTGGTGGCGGTATGACGCGCCTCACTGGCGTTCCTGCATTTATGCTGCCAGATACTATTTTTGTCCGTGTTGGCAACGGCGGTCTGGGTGCAACAACGTCAGCGGGCGGCACGGCGGGAACAATATCTTATATTGCGGTGCAACCACTCACAGCGACAGCAAATTTAATCGCCACACAACCGGGCGGCAACGGCGGCGGCGGAGCGGCAACGAGTACGGCGGGAACCGCTGGTGGCATTGGTACGGCTACAGGTCCTTTTGTGGCACTAGGAACGTGGGTTTCTACTGCTGGCCAAGCCGGAACAGCAGGAAGCGCGGCGGCAAATGGCGCTGTAACGGGTATTACGATCGGCGCATCGGGCATTATTACATCGGGCGGCGCGGGTGGGGGCAACGGCACGGCGGCGGGCGGTGTAATTACTGCCGCAGGGTTGTTTCCGGCTATCTCTGGCGGAACAGGTACGACGGGCGGCGCAGGAAACCACGGCTTTAACCTTGGTAAATTGCTTTTGCCCGGTCGCTCATCGTTTCCAATGCTTTTCTCTGGTGGCACTGGCGGCGGCGGACATACGACCGGCGCGGCGGGTGCGGGCGGCAATGCAGGCATTGGCGGCGGTGGCGGCGGTGGTGGCAATTCATCCGGTGCGGGCGGTACGGCGGGCAACGGCGGCAGAGGTGGAGACGGCGTAATAATTATAATGGCGGGCTAAACTATGCAGGGTTTTGGTCCGCTTTCATCAACGCCACTTTCGGCGCTTCCTGTTACAGCGGCGGCGGGTGCTTATACACTAACCGTCAACACGGCGGCGGTTACTCTTGCAGGTTCAAGCGTCACGCTAAGGGTGGCGCGTCAATTATCGGTCACAACGTCCGCGATTGCGCTGACAGGATCGAGCGTCAATCTTCGTATCGGGCGGAAACTGACCGTTTCAACGGCGGCGGTAACGTTGTCCGGTCAATCGGTTACGCTTCGCACGGCTCGGCGTCTGACGGTCAACACATCGGCGGTCACGCTTACCGGCGCGTCAGTCAACTTAAGGGTTTCAAGACAACTTTCCGTTTCTCCTGCAAATGTCACGCTTACGGGCGGAACGGTTGACCTAACCTATTCCGAAGCAACGCCTGAACCAGAAGTCGTAACCACACCGGAAGTCAACTGGCCAAACAGCGGGCCAGACCGGCACAAGATTGCGCTTGTATCGGCACTGATCGAACAAGCCAAGCAGCGCGGCAAGGAATGGATTGAGGCAAACAAGCCTCAAGTCAAACGCACAATCCGCCGTGCGATAGAACGGGAATTAAAGGCTCAAGGGCTGCTGACGACGGAAATCATGGGCCAAGTCGCCCCGATGGTCGCCGATGCGCTGGACAGCCTTCCCCTGCTTGATTTTGACGCCCTGCAAATGCAGTTGGCCCAATACGACCAGATCATCTGGCAACAAGCTGAAAGGCTTGCCGAAGAATACCGCCTTGCAATGCTTCAGGACGACGAAGACGCCCTGATCTTGATTATGGCGGCTGCGTAACCGGACGCTTTCCGGCCCCTTTGCAACACCCGAAAGGACTGCACTCGTTATGTTGAACGATGAAACAAACACGCCTGTCATCGAACCGGAAACCCCGACAATCGAGGCACAGACGCCAGAAACGGAAATCGTCAAGGATGAAGGGCCGGTTAGCCTTGATTCCCCAAACGAGACGGAAACCGTTGATGCGCCAGAAGATGGCACGGAAGCGGTCACGGAAGGGCTTCTAGAGCCTGAATTTGCCGATGTTGAGTATGACGGCAAGACATATCAGGTCCCGCCTGAACTCAAGGAAGCCTTCCTTCGCCAGCAGGACTACACCCGCAAAACGCAGGAAGTCGCCGAAATCAGGAAACAGGCCGAAGCCTATCGGGCAGAAGCCGAACAAGTGCGCTCCGCCTCGCAAGAGGAATTGGGCGCTCGGTCGCTGGCTCTCAATCTCGACAGCCAGTTACAGCAGTATGCAAATGTCGATTGGCAAGCGTTGCTTAATGAAGACCCGTTGGGCGCTCAACAGCATCGCTGGAACTTCGAGGAATTGCAGAAGCAACGCGGGCAGGTCGCGCAATACCTGCAAACGGCTGAACAGCAGCGGTCTGTGAATGCGCAGCAGGACATTGCCAAGCGCTTGCAGGAAACTCGCCAGTTTGCCGAAAAGGAAATTCCCGGCTGGACTGAGGAAATTGACGCTCAAGTCACAAACTTTGCGATGAACACGCTCGGTTATGACGTGGATACGCTCAAAACAGCGTATAGCCCACAGATTTACCGCACGTTGTACTACGCAAACCTTGGATACCAAGCCTTGCAACGTAGCGCTGCGAAACCGGCTCCGGTCGCGGCAAAGCCACAGCCACTCAACCGCATAACAGCCAAGTCAAGCGTTCCTTCGGTCAAGTCACCGGAGAACATGAGCATGGATGAATATGTCGAGTGGCGGAAAAAACAACGCTAACTTTGAAAGGCCAAAATCATGGCTAACTCCACACTTACCGCCAGCATTATCGCTAAAGAAGCGGTGGCGATTCTCGACAATGAACTTGTAGCCGCCAAGAAGGTTTTTCGCGGCTATGAAGGCGACTTTGACAAGAATATCAACGGCTACAAGATTGGCGACACGCTCACCATTCGCAAGCCGACTGACTTCACCGTTCGCGACGGCGCTGTGCTTGCTGCACAGGACGTGACGGAAGGCTCGACCACCATCGTCGTCAACAAGCGCAAGGGCATCGACTTTGGCTTCTCGTCTTCGGACCTGACGCTGAAAATCGGTGAACTTTCCGAACGCGTGATCAAGCCTGCAATGGTGCAGCTTGCGAACCAGATCGACAGCGACTTGCTGGCGCTCTATTCGTCGGTTCCGTCATGGGTCGGCACTCCTGGCCAAACCGTCAATTCGTTTTCGGACTTCTACAAGGGTCCTGAGCGTCTGAATGAGTTTGGTGTCCCGATGGATGGCCGTACTGCGCTCCTCTCGCCTGCTGATGAGGCTGGCATGGTTGGCGCACAGACTGCACTCTACATTCAGAATGCAGCATCTGACGCCTATCGCAAGGGTTCGCTCGGCATGGTCGGCGGCGTTGACACGTTCATGTCGCAGAATATCCAGACGCATACGACCGGTAACTTTGCTGGCACGGTGCTGATTGATCTGTCGATTGTTTCAGGCACTCCGACCTATGCTTCGATCAAGGATACGAACGTCCAGACCATCCACATGGATGGCTTTACGACTGCTGCGGCTGTTGTGAAGGCTGGCGACGTGTTCACCATTGATGGTGTGTGGGCAGTCAACAGCGTCACCAAGGCCCGACTGCCGTTCCTCAAGCAGTTCGTGGTTACGGCTGACGCCACCATGTCGGCAAACGAAGGCGACTTGATTATTTCCCCGGCAATTATCTGGACCGGCCCTTTCAAGAACGTTGATGTTGCCGGTGTGTCTGATCTGAACAATCAGGCTGTTACCTTCCTTGGATCGCAGTCCACCGGCTATCGTCAGAACCTTGTGTTCAACAAGAACGCTTTCGCTCTTGTGACGGTTCCGCTGGTATCGCCTCCGGGTGCTGTTGACGTGTCGCGTCAGTCCTACAAGGGCCTGAACGTGCGCGTCATTCCGGTCTATGACGGCACGAACGACGTTTCAAACTGGCGTCTGGATGTGCTTTACGGGACCAAGTGCATTGACCCGCGTCAGGCGCTGCGTCTGTCCGGCACTGCCTAACAATAACGAGGGGGCTGGCTTTTGCTGGCCCCTTTCTCTTTTGAGGGCGTGACATGGCAATCAGCACATATTCAGAACTAAAGACAGCGATTGCCGACTATATGGCAAGGTCCGATTTAACCGGAAACGTTGCCGACTTCATCACGCTTGCAGAGGCACGGTTGAACCGGCTTTTGAAGATGGTCGAGACTGACACAACCTTGACCGGCATTGCCTCAAGCCGTCGCATTGACATTTCCAGCGTCTCACTTGTCCAGCCGATAGCCCTGTTTGTGGTGGTGGAAGGTGATGAGGTTGAAGTCACACGCAAGACCGATGGTTCATTTGCCTATGACGACACGAACGGACAGCCGTCCTTTTGGTCTATAGACGGAACCAACATTGATTTCGATTGCCCATTGGATCAAGCTTATTCGTTCCGCTTCCGGTATCAAGGCCGGTTTGCGTTGAGCGATGCAGCCCCGACAAACAAACTCCTGACTGATCATCCTGACGTGTATCTCGCGGCGTCAATCGTGTGGGGTAGCGTTTACATCAAGGACGTGAGCCAAGCGGCTGGCTTCAAGAGCCTACTTGATGAGTTTATCGCAGAGACAAAGAACGTCCTGTCTCAATCCAAGCGCGGCCAGTTGACGGTTGATCCGGCCTTGGTTCGTGCGCCTTATGGTCATTGGGAATTGGTGTAAATGAATTTCTTCGCACCATTCGAGCCAGACAAATCCCCGTTTAACGCGGATGCGACAGACGTGGCAACAAACGCCATTCCTGTTGCGGATGGTTGGGGGCCGTTTCCGTCATTCGAGGCGCTTTCAACCTCGCTTGGCTCTGAATGCAGGGGTGCGATTGCGGGGCGGTCAACGCTTGGCGTTTATACCATCTTCGCGTTCACCTCGACGGCCATCTACAAATATGTGCAGGGGACCGCGACCTGGACAGACGTTAGCCGGTTGGTTGGCGGGCCGTATAACCTTGCGGACGATCACTTTTGGTCAATCCTGCAATTCGGGCATTACATCGTTGCGACGAACATTGGCGACGTGATGCAGGTTTTTGACCTTGATGTTGACACGGAATTTTCGGCGCTGCCAGGATCGCCTCCACAGGCAAAGTTCATCTGGGTTTGCGGCGGGTATCTGTTCGCAGGGAATACCACGGCGGGCGCTGATCGCATTTATAATTCAGGGCTTGAAGACATTGCGCAGTGGACCGTTGGCGAAGCGGGCGCTGACTATCAGCCGGGCGGCGGTTCGGGTGATGTGGTCGGCGGGGTTGGTGATCAGTTCGGCGGCTATGTGTTTTACACTGATCGGGTGCGGAAAATCACGCTGACCCCGAATACGGGCTATACCTACGCATTGACCGATGTGAACACTTCCAGAGCAACGGTTGCGCCTTATTCCATCGTGTCGACCGGCCCGAATGATTTTATCCACTATTGCACGGACGGGTTTTTCCGTGGCCCACAAGCGCAGCCAATCGGCGCGCAGCGGGTTGATGAATGGTTTTCGACCTATTCCGACATTAGCGAAATCCGCCAAATTCAGGGAACAGTCGATCCTATCAAAAAGATTGCATGGTTCACGTTCAAGACGACAACCGGCGAAAACAAGGTGTTGGGCTATCATTGGCAGCTAGACCGCTGGACCCTGCTTGATACCGTCCAGACGATGCTCGTTCCGCTTTCAACGGCGGCTTATACGCTAGAAGATATTGCAGCCCTTTATCCGTCAATTGAGGACGTACCTTATTCGCTCGATAGCTATGTTTGGAATGGCGGCATTCCTTCATTCGCGGGCTTTAATTCGGATGGCACTTTCGGCTTTTTCTCCGGCGATGCAATGGCGGCAACGCTTGAGACTGCAAACGTCCAGCATTGGCCGGAACGGTCATTTGTCAGTGGTGTTCGGCCAATCACAGACGCTTCTGGCGTTTCAATTTCGGTTGGGTCTAGAGCAACCCATTCCGGCGACATTACGTGGTCAAACCCATCAACGCCAAATTCGCGCACTGGATTGTGCAATATGCGTGTTACAGGACGCCTGCACAAATATCGCATGACTATCCCCGCAGCGACTGAATGGACCATTGCGCACGGTGTTGAGCCTGTCGCGGGTCCCGAAGGTGCAGCATGACTTCCGCCGTCAACCATATCAGCGGAAACGTCCGCAATTATGAACTGGACGACGTTCCGGTGACGGCTACAGCCATATTCACCGCCAAGAAAGACCCCGTTTCGACTGTCATAGACATCAACGTATCGAACAAGAATGCGGCGATTAAAAAGGTGACGGTCGAGGTTTATCGCGCTGCAAACACAAAAAGCTATTCAATAGCGACAAACTACCCGATTGCGGTTGGCGGCGCATATACGCGCGACATTCCAATAAAGTTGCTTGAAGGCGACGAATTGCGGTTCACGGCGGAAACAGCGTCAACGCTTGATGTGGTGATTGCGGTTTCGGAAGGCACGGGGCGCGGGGCGCTTTAATGCACATAGGTTTCTCGTCGGTTGCCGAAGTGGATGCACTTTGGCCGCTGATCGTTGCCGACTTGGCTAAGGCTTGCAGGCGTTCACCAACCCCACTCACAGCGGGTGAACTCTGGCAATTGTGCCGGTCGGGCAACGGGTTTCTCTGCATTATTCACGACGGCAACAAGGTGATGGCTTCTGGCGTTCTCCGGTTCGAGGATGACGCTTTGCGAGTTTGGGCATTGGCAGGCAACGACATGCGCCAATGGATCGGCCCATTTTATGAGTTTTGCAGAAAGATCGGCACGGAAAACGGCGCAACTCGGCTGCTCTGCAAAGGGCGGCGCGGGTGGCTCCGCATGTTCAACGGGCATCTAAACGGCGATGACTACGAGGTTAAATTATGAGCGGTAAACAAACCACGACACAGGCCAGCACAAGCGAGCCTTGGAAGCCTGCGCAGCCCGCGCTGCAAATGGGCCTGACGGACGCGCAAAACCTCTACAAAGCGGGCATTGGCGGGCAGGTTAACACCATGTCAAACGTCACGCCTTTTGCAAACCAGACCATGCAGGCGATGAATGCCGGCCAGTCAATGGCAAACCAGAATATCGGCGGTCAGGGGCTTTCGGGGCAATATCAAAAAATAATTGATAATGGCGGTTTTAACCAGCCGCAAATGGATGCGCTTGCGGGCATTCGCAAAACAGCAAGCGCCTCGTTTGACCCGATGAACCAAGCAGGCTTCGGAAGCGTTCTGAAGCAGGCACAGGACGCGGCGGGCGGGGCTGTAAACCAGCAGTCGTCAAGCATGGGCCGTTTTGGCGGCGCTGCACATCAGGGGCTTTTGGCAAGGTCAATCGGCGACGTGACCGGCAACTTGATGAACCAAGAATGGAACAACTACAACAATCGCCAAGCCAGTGCGCAGCAGGCAGAATTTAATGCTGGTCAGCAGGGCATGGGGAATCTTGACGCTGCATACAAGGGCATGGGTTCGCCGCTTCAAACACTCGCGGGCATCGGTTCTTCTTATGAGGATTTGTTTGCTCGTCAAATCAATGACCGCAACCGCATCGCCGATGAAACGCAAAACCGGCCTTGGGAACAATTGGCAAGAATGCAGGCCATTGCACAAGGCAACGGCTCTCTTGGCGGCTCCACTAGCGGGTCTGCAACAACTCCTGGCGCTAATCCTATCGGCCAAGTGCTTGGCGCTGGTCTTGGCTTCTCTGGCTTGTTTGGGTGATTGACATGAGCGGTGGCGATAACAAAACGAAAAAAGCAGCAACGGCAACACCGGCAACACCAGCCGCGCAGCCGATCAACATGCAGCAGTTTCCGGCCTTCATGCCCGGACAGCAGGGCTTGCTTGCTGAACAAATGTCAGCGGGTTACGGCGCTCCGGTTTCGGAAAACATGGGGCTTCTGGCGAACCTGTTCAAAGGCATTTCCCTGCCTCAGATCACGCGGCCTGACCAGATTGCGCAATATGCCAAGCAGATCGGCGTTGATACCGGCAAGACTGGTTCGGGCGGCGCAGGCAATCAGTACGGGCAAGAGTTTCGAGACGCTCAAGGCAACATTATCGACGACTCGCGCAAAATCAAATCCGGTCAAACGCTGTACATGAACGGCATTCCGATGACAAAGGCGTAAAAACATGGCTGGCTTGCTTGGCAATTTCAAAAACCCTTTCGGCTCCGGTGGCTTGCTGTCTGATCCGATGGTTCGCCTACAGATGGGTGCTGCCATGATGGGCGGGCGCACGTTGGGCGAACAGTTTGGCGGCGGATTGCAGGCGGCGGGCGTTGCAGGGCAGCAGCGCAAGCAGCAGATGGACGAACAGGCCAAACTCAGCCAAACCGTTGAATGGCTAAAGAAAATGAACCCCGAACTGGCGCAAGCCGTTGAAATGGGTGCTTTGTCCGGTGGCGATGCTTACAAGATGGCTGTTGAGGCAAAAACGCCAAAGCCGCTTGACCTGATGAGCGCAGGCGATGGCCGGTTTATTAACAAGGCTGATGGCTCATGGTTCACGCCCCCAGGCGGTATTGAGCCTAAACCCACGTCAGACCAGCAGAACTACGAATATTCCATTCGCCAACTCCGTGAACGTGGCGTTCCTGATGATAAATTGCCTACGTTTCAAGAATGGTCAAAGCCAAAGAATAACGGGATTTCATGGCGTAGCCCTGATGGAACAGAAATTCAGATTGGTGGTTCTGGCGATGGTGGCCTTAACGGGACAAGCATTCCTGCAGAAGTTGGCGCACGTATTGGCCTCGGTCAAGCATTTCTGACGGAAGACTATCCCGAAATCATCAAAATGATTGACGCTGGTGATGCTACTGGCCCGATGGATTTTGCGGCTGGGACTCTCGGCAAGGGTAACAGCGGCATTGTTCAACGGCGTATGGCTTCCGGTGTTGACGCGCTTCGCCGTGGTTTGACTGGTGCTGGCATGTCGATGGCTGAAACAGACGAATATGCCAAGCGGTATTCTCCGCAATTGTTCGATAGCCCTGAAACCTTGCGGCTAAAGGCCGAAGGCTTGAAGCAAGACCTTGAAGCGGTTTCGTCTGGTGCAATCAACGGCAAGGCTGGCAATATCAACAACCTAATGCCGCAGATTAACGCTCCGATTGGCAGTGCTCAAAAGCGCCTTAGATACAATCAGGCAACAGGTGAACTCGAATGATTGAAGTCGAACTGCCTGATGGTTCCATTGCAGAGTTTCCAGATGGAACTGCACCGGATGTGATTAAAGGTGCATTGCAAAAACGATTTGGCGCGCCTTCGGCTCAAGGTTTGCCAATGGCAGAAGCCGGAACGCCTGTCGGTGTGCAAACACGTCCCGGTCCCGGTATGCCTGCCGATGAAATGCAAGCGGGCTTGGCCGAAATGTCACAGAAGACGCTTGGCGCGGCTCCGCAACAGAATGCCAATCCAGAGCGCACGGACAATTATATTCGCGCCGAAATGGAAGCCCGCAAGATTGACCAGATGAAGGGCAATGGTGCTTTCGGGGATGCAACAGACAGCATTAACCCGATGGGGTGGGCAGACGAGGCATTCTCAACGATTGCGGGCGCTCCGCTTCGCATGATGCGCGACGGCGTTGGCTATGACGAAGCATACACCCGCGAGCAGTTGATGCAGGAAGCCCTCAAGCGCAATCGTGAGGAACGTTCTCCGATAGCATCCACAATCGGCAAGGTTGCCGGTGATCTTGTGTTGCCGGGCGCTGTATCAAAGGCCGGTTGGACTATGGCGGGCAAAACGCTGCCGGTTGTCGGCAAGACATTGCCGTTGATGACGGAAGCGGCGGGCTATGGCTATGTTCAAGGCGCTGGCGATGCAAAGCAGGGAGAAAAGACGATGGGCGGGCTTAAGGGCGCGGCCATCAGTGCAGCCACGGCGGGGCTTGTCAGCAAGGCCGGTGATATTGGCATGGGTATCGCCAATAAAGTCGCAAAAGCACCATCCTCATCAAAGCGTTTGGCTGTTGAAGCTGGTGATCTTTATGATCTTGCCCGCAAATCAGGAACAGTTATTCAACCGCAAGCGACAAATCGCCTTGTGCAGAATATCGAAGTTTCAGCCGGTCGGCTCAATGAAAAACTTCACCCGCAAACCACGGGAATTATTGAATATCTCCAAGGCTACAAGAACAAGCCGATGGATGTTGAAACCTTCCATGAAATGCGGCAAATCGTTTCAAAAGCCATGGATGGCGCAAGCAAAGTAGACAATGCGCGGCTTCAAGCAATAAAATCGTTCATCAACCGATGGGCTGAAAATCCACCCACAAATGCGGTTCCAAATGGCAAACAGGGCCTTGATCTCCTGCGCCAAGCAGACGGAATTTATACTCGTTCGGCCAAAACCTCCACGATTGAAACCCTGATCGACGTTGCCAACATGCGGGGCGCTGGCAAATATACGCAATCTGGCGAAGCCAATGCCATTACTCAAAAAGCCATGTCGCTTTATGAGAAGCTGCTTAAAAACTCTGACGGGTTTACAGACGCGGAAATTGCTCTTGTGCGGAAAATTGGCGCAGGAGAAACGAGCGGCGGCGTGAAGCGCCTAATCGCAAAGGCAGACCCGCGTGGCATGATTTCATTCGGCGGCGGCTCAACGCTCGGTGCGACATTGGGCGGGTTTGTTGGTGGGCCTATTGGTTCCGCAGTGGGCGCGGCTGGTGTTCCGATTGCTGGTAAAATTGCGGGCCGGTCAGTTGACAAGGCTTCAATCGCAGCCATTCGCCAGCTTGAGGAAATGGTTTCATCCGGCAATGCTTCTCCTGCCTTGTCGAGGGCTTTCAACAAACTGGCCAAGTATGCAATCCCATCAGCCCTTACGGCCACAGGATTGCTATCCCCGCGTCTACTGCCTTCGCCACAAAAGGCCCGATAAGCAGCGCAAGCCCAAAGTAAACGAAGAACATAACCGCATTCGGCCCGAAAATCGGTTCGCGGCGGGTTTCATTCTCTCGCCTGTATTCATGCGGCTCTAGATCAATTTGCATAGGTTCCCCGATGGCTCAAGACGTGATCGACGTGATCCTTGGCGAGGCCAAGGGTAAGTCTTACACCGACATGTTACACGTCGCGTCGGTTATTGCCAATCGGGCGAAGTCGCTCGGTGTTTCGCTTGCTGATGTGGTTAAAAACAAAAAGGAATTTAACGCATACGGCAAGCCGCTGCCTCCTGGCGTTGCAAAATATCGGTCGCTTGCAGAAAAGGCATTGGCCGAAGTCAAAACAAAGGGGCCTGTTACTCCCGCGCAATTCTATGCCACGCCATCGGCAGTCAAAAACCTGCCAAAAGGCTTGCAGAAAGTCACGTCCACAGACGGGCATGAATATTTCGTTGACCCGCAAAAGCGCTCAATCAACACGGCTGTTGGCTATCGCAAGCCGCAAGCGGTGCAGACAGCACAACTGACCGGCACGGCTTCGGCATCTGCGGAAGGTTCGGCTAATCTTGGAAAGCGGGGCAATGGCCTTGGCCTGATGAACCTTGCGCCTTCGATGGTTGCCAATGACGGCACGGTCAAGACTGCAATGGCTGATCCCCGCATGAACCCAAAGGTTGGGGAGATTGCATCCTCGCTTAATCGCGGCGGATTTGGTGATATTGGCATTCGCTCTGGCTTTCGAACTGTTGCCGAAAATCGCGCAGTTGGTGGCGCTGGCAATTCGCAACATCTTTACGGAACTGCGATGGATTTAGGCGTCAAAGGACTGCCTGAACAACAGAAAGCGGACATTCTTGACCGTGCCTTGATGGGCGGCGCTAAAGGCGTAGGGCTTTACAATTCAGGCGCAATGCATGTTGACGCCAGAGACAACCCCGCATTTTGGGGCCCGAATGGATATTCAGGTTCAAGTGCGGCGGCGGCTCCCGATTGGGCTAGGCCAATGGTCGAACAGGTTTTGACCGGTGGGCCTTATCTGCCAATGCAGGCGCGAAATATCCCCATTCCTACGCCTCGCCAGTCAATGGCCTTGATGGCACAAGCCAAGGCAGCAGATCGCACCTATAATCCGGGCGGCATTGTCAAACCTTCAAGCGCATCGTTTATTTCATCCGCAAATGCCGGTGAACGTCCACAGGTCACGCGCTCACCACTCCCCGCCATTCAGGACCGCATTCGGCCCATGCCGACAAGCGCACCGCAGGCCAAGACTTCGACCGGCGTTGGCTATTCCCTGCCCAAAGCGCAACCAACAAACCAATTTGCCGCAACACCACAGCGGACGCAACGCGCTTTGCCGAATGTTCCATCATCAGCCTATTCCGATGCGCGGCCCATGCCGACCGGCACAATTCCACAGCGCCAAGCCGCGCCAATGCAAGCGGCGTCCACACCGCGCTATAACCCACTCCCAAGTGGCCCCGTAGCACCACAGACAGTCCCGCAGGTAAGCCCGCAGACAATGGCGGCAGCTTATCAGCAATACGGCCAAACCCGCATGGCTGCGCCTTCTACGCCAATGCAAGCCAATCCCGCTGTTGCACGGCCTGCCATTCAGGCAACAGGCACGGCGGGAACAATGACAACGCCTCCGCAGCAGATCGCCGGTCCTTTGGGCGGTCCTATCCAAGCGCCGCAGACATTCCCCGCTGCACCGGCCAAGCCGACAATGAAACAAAAGGTGCAGGGAACACTGCAAAACGCGCTTGACCCTGACAATCTCAAATCAATGGGCGGTCAATTGGCGGGCGGTGTTGCCGGTTCAATGGTTGGCGGTCCTATCGGCGGTCTGATCGGCGGGCTTCTCGGCAAGGCTTTGATGAACAACCCGCAAGGCCAAGGCTTGCTTTCAAACCTGTTCAAAGGCGGCGGACAGTATCAAGGCCCGTCAACCTACATCGGCAACGGCGTTAATGCGGTTGATCGGGCGATGTATGGCGGCAGGGCAGGCGACACGGCGACATACAACAGCCAAGGCGGCGGCTCTGTCACCAATCTTGGCAACGGCACAAGCCAGCGCACGTCTTCAAAATACGGCTGGACCGAAACCACGCACCGCGACGGCAACAAATCCATATCCTATAAAAAGTGAGGCAACATGTCTGTCATTGATTACGCGACTTCCGCCAATAACACTGTTGGCGGCATTAATATCGCCACAGGTTGCCCGCCTTCAAATGTTGATAATGCCTTGCGCAAGATTGTTGACGACATTGGCGAGGGCTTGGCTAGCGGCTATTTCGCCACGGCTTTGCCTGCAACCAAAACGACAAATTATACCGTCCTGACGACTGATCGCGGTAAGCTGTTCAATTGCACATCTGCCCTGATATTGGCGCTTCCTGTAGCCGCTACAGCGGGCGCAGGGTTCATGTTTCATGTCAAGGCCAACGGCGCGGCGGTCGTTCTCGACCCGAATGCGGCGGAATTGATCGACGGCGCGGCAACGGTGACGGTTGTGCCGGGGGCAAGTGCGTTTGTCGTTTGCACTGGAACGGCATGGGTGACGGCTGGCGCTGCAACCGGTGACGAGGTTCTTTCTGGCATTGCCCCCGGCTTTCAATCAAACGGCACAATTCCCACACAAGTCGGCTATTTTAAAGACGATACCCCTACCACTCAAATTCATCGCTTTCGGGACCGTGTGTTTTTTGGCGATGCTGCCAAATATACGGGCAACAGGCTTGGCGCTAATGGTTATGGCGGGGATTGGCTTTCTACAAAGGGAGCTAGTTATTTTGTCAAAAACTCACAGGTTGCCGTTTATGGCGATGAATCAGTAGCAAAATATGGGTTTTTAGGCGCGGCGATTGGTCCAAGCGCAATTGGTATTGCGGCGGTTGCCATAAATGAAAGCGGTGGCGGCGCGCGGGCGCTATATGCCGAAGTTTTCCACAAGTCCACGGCGACGGCGACGGCTGGCGCGGAAATTCAGGTCGGAAACTATACAACCACCAATTACGTCCCGAACGCATATGACATGAGCGGCGTAAGAGGTTTATTTATCTCGGCAGAAGGCGGGACAGGCTATACAGTCGGCGATTCCGATACTGCTATCACACAAGCACTTAACCCCGCCGCCGCTGCGATTGATTTATCAGGCGGCACAACTGCAAGTTCCGATGCGACAAAAAGATATAATGTCGGAATTGTTTTCCGTAACGCTGCTTTATATCGAAACATTGATGGACTGACAGGCACAGCCACAGCCATAGCGATGGCGACAGGCCACGCCATCAAATGGGGTTCATCAAGCACATTGCCGGGCGCGGTGATACGTTCGGATGTTACAGCGGTATCTGGCCAAGACACTGGGTTAATTTTTCAAAATACACAGGTTGTTGTCGGCGGAACAGGTGAACGTGCAATTGCACTTTTCAAGGACGACGTTGCGGGCGCCGGTGCTGTAAATTATATCCAGATTACCAACTCAAGAACAGGCGTTCTAAGCTCCATACGGGCTAAAGGAACAGATGCGGCGGCGGGGCTTGAGTTTAGTTCGCTCACGACAGGGACCATTCGGTTTATGTCTCACGATGGGGCTGGTGAGCATTTTAGAATTGCGCCAGCATCACAGGCCGTCAATTATACGTCAGTCAAGGGCGGAACTGCAGGTGTCAATCCTGCGCTATTCGCGACAGGTACGGACACCGACATTTCTCTCATCGTTCGCGGCAAAGGGGCGTCCGGCGTTCGACTTGAGGACGGTGGTTCCGCTGCAAAAGTGGAAATAAACACAACGGGCATCGGGTTTTTCGCTGCCACGCCTGTCGCGAGGGGCGCTCTAGCCGCACCAACAGGCACAATCACCCGCACCACATTCGCCACATCGACCGTCACGCTCCCGCAACTTGCGGAGCGGGTTTACGCAATGATTAACGACCTCCGCGCTTATGGGCTTTTTAGCTAAGGAAACGCATATGGAATATGAATTGAAATTGACGCAATCCGAATTGGAACTGATCGGCGCATCATTGAACGAATTGCCATACAAGCATGTCGCGGTGCTTTTCATAAAAATCAACGCACAGGTGCGAGCGCAAGATGAAAAACGAGCGGCGGAATTGTCGCTGGAAACGCCAAGTGAGGCAAGGTGATGGACCGCGCAAAGTTCTTCGCCGCCCTTCGCAAGCGTGATTCCGGCATCTTCGGCACGTCATTGTCGCAAAAGCAGGTTGACGGCATTGAGGCCATTCTTGCGGAAGCCGAACGGCGCAAAACCCCGCTTGTGTGGCTGGCCTACATGTTGGCAACTTCTTACCATGAGACAGCCCATACTATGCAGCCGATTGTTGAATATGGCGGGCGCAAGTATTTTGACAAATACGACACTGGCAAACTGGCTGCTCGGCTTGGGAATACACCGCAGGCTGATGGCGACGGGTTCAAATATCGCGGGCGTGGCTTTGTCCAGATCACGGGCAAGTCTAACTATGCAGACTGGTCACGGCGCTCTGGTGTTGACCTCCTAAGCAATCCAGACCGTGTTCTGGAATTGCCGCTTGCCATTCGGATTATGTTCGAGGGCATGGAGAAAGGCACGTTCACCGGCAAGTCACTGCACGACTACAAAGATTATACGGCAATGCGCCGCGTGATCAACGGCCAAGATGATGCTGAACTGATTGCCAAATATGCCCGCACGTTCGAGGCGGCATTGCGCGGGGCAGGGTATGGCCTTTGGGTGCAGCCTAAGCCGGTTGTGCCTGAACCTGCCAAGCCCATTGAAACCCGCCCTGAGATCACCCTTCCGCCCGTCAATCCACCCGCCAAGATGAACTGGTTCAAGCTGATCTGGACCGCGCTTTCCACACTGTTTTCACGGAGATAATCATGTCTGGTCCACTGATAAGAATTGCCCTGCGGTATCTCTCTGGCCTCTTGATTGCCAAGGGGTTTTTCACCGGCGAAGACGCAACTTTGCTTGAAGCGCCTGAATTGGTTTCCGGCTTGGAAATGGCGGCGGGCATGGCAATCGCGGCAGGCACTGAATATTGGTACAAGCTGGCTGACAAACGGGGCTGGAAAAAATGACCGCCATTCTCGCATTCCTGACAACCTCGCTCGGCAAATACATCGGCCTTGCCATTGCGGCTCTGACTGCATTCGGCACGGCATGGCTTGCGGCCAAGCGGGCAGGTGCAAAGGCTGAACGCGCCAAGCAGGCCGAACGGGATGCAAGGGCATCTGCGGAAGCCAAGGCGGTTGATGAACAGGTAGCAGCCAAAACGGCGGCTGACCGTAAGCGTGAGTTGGCACAATGGCAAAAGCGTTAGCACTGGCGGGCCTTCTGTTCCTTGCGGCATGTCAGACCACGGGCGGCACG